CTTGAAAAAAGATGCGCTGAAGCCTTGCTTGGGTACTCTCAAACAATGGCAGATGCTTATACAACCGAACCAGAGGACTTTGATGCGGCTGTAACAGCTTTGCTTGCCAGAACGCTAGAACTTCATCTAAACCGAACAATCAACCTAGAGAACCTTTACAAATGACCCAAGAAGCAGTTATCAGAGCATTACAAAACGGCCCACTTACTTCCTACCAAATAGAAGACTTAACAGGCATCCCAAGACTATCTATTGCAGCTTGTTGCACAAAAATGAGTTACAAGAAGAAACTAAAAATTGGAAAAATTAAGATGGGTCGGTCATGGGTTTCTCAGTACACCCTAGAACCACACATGATTGAGGCCACAAAAGCCGCCAATGATGAACCCTATGACAAGCTAAACCCGTTTGACATTAGAAACGCCAAAGGCATCTTCACCAAGTCCGAATATGCGAATATGAACGCCCAGGCTGTTCGTTTGTTTGGCAGGAAACCAACAAATGAAATAACCAACAACCAATTTATTTGATACAATGTTTTGAAACACGGCTAGATGGGGCTTGATCTCCCCATCGAAAAGCGAGCCTCTCCGCCTGCCGATTGTTTCTTTCAGTAGAGGACTGAGCTAGGAAAAATCATGCTATTGCAGCCTAAAAATTGGGCCGTCTTTCAACATTACAAAGACAGATGCCCCCCTTGGATAAAACTTCATCGTGACCTGTTAAACGATAGGTCTTATATGCGCTTGCCTATTGCTAGCAAGGCACTAGCACCTATGCTCTGGTTGCTTGCAAGTGAATCAAAAGATGGTGTTTTTGATGGCTCACTAGATGAGCTAGTCTTTCGATTGCATATCACGCCAAAAGAATATCAAGATGGAGTTAAGCCATTGATTGATAACGACTTTTTTATACTTGTTAGCGGAGTGCTAGCAGAACGCAAGCAAGTTGCTATCCCAGAGACAGAGGGAGAGACAGAGACAGAGACAAAGAAGAAGGCAACTAGCGTTGCTTGCCCACCAGATGTTTCTCAGCAAATTTGGGGTGATTGGGTAGCCTTACGTAAAAGCAAAAAAGCACCGATTACCCAAACTGTTTTGAATGGTGCTATTGCTGAAGCAAAGATTCTTGGTTGGCCTTTGGAGAAGTTTTTGGCTGAATGGTGTAGTCGTGGTAGCCAAGGTTTGAAAGCAGAGTGGATTGTTAAACCAAACCCTGCCGACAACATAAGGCTCACAGTTCCTGCATCAAATGAGCCTGACCCTCAACTTTTAAAGATTATTGCTGATGCAAAAAATGCAGCACCTATGCCTGATTTTGTTCGTCAGTTTGCTAAACAAGTGAAAAAAGCATGAACTACTTTGAAGCCATGAGACTGCTAGACAGAGTTAAAGAAGGCGTACCTTATCCCGTACGTTTAATCAATCAAGCATTGGAGTTAACTGGTGACTTGGAGCAGACGTAATATTCAAGGCCCAAGCGATAGAGTAATCCTTGAGCAAGCAGAAGCAAGGGAACTTTATCGCAATTGGGAATCAAGCCGTAATTCTGACCTGATTAGAGCAAGACTTGAACGGGCAGAGAGAATCTATGGCACTGGTGCTAGAGATCGAATCCGAGCTTATATGGCACAAATGAGAGAAGGAACACTTTTATGACATTTATGGTTACTTTCAAAGTAGATGCTAACCCTGTTGGAAAACAAAGGGCTAGATACGTCAAGAGGGGAAACTTTGTGCAAACTTACACCCCTGAGAAAACTAGAACCTATGAGACTTTAATCAAAGATGCTGCAATCGAGGCAATGGGTAGCTCAGAACCATTGGAAACCCCTGTTAGCCTTTATCTTTACATTCGAGTGCCAATCCCTAAGTCATGCACCAAAAAGCGACTAGAGGCCATTGACAATGGGTCAGAGAAGCCAACAAAGAAGCCTGACGCAAGCAATATCCTAAAGAGCGTAGAAGATGGCATGAATGGGGTTGTCTATCATGACGATTCGCAGATCATCAACATCCACGTTACTAAGGTTTATTCAACTCTGCCAGGCGTTGATATTTGTGTAAAAGAATGCTTAGACTAAGGGTAAGTCCTAATAGAAAAAGAAATAAACAAGAGTAAATTAAAGGTTTTAACAAGGGTGAATATTATGAATACATGGGAATTTGACACAACAGTGGGTGCGGGTAGCGAAGTGGTGACAGTAGTTTACGAATATGAGCAAGACCTAGATTCCACCTTTAACGAGTCTATTCGGGAAGTTTGGTTTGAGGGTCGCAACTGTATCGGTTTGCTGAGTGACGAATCTTTCAAAGAACTAGAGTGCGAAGCTGCAATGCGTTTTCAGCATCACAAACTCAACTTCAAGATGGAGGATGTATGACCAAAGACGACATTGTTAAATTGGCAATAGAACACACTGTAAGCGGTTTGAAGTTTGATGAAGATGGGCTTGTGCGCTTTGCAAAGCTAATAGCAGAGCATGAACGTGAAGCCTGTGCAAAAGTGTGTGATGTACTGGCATACCATCCTGAATTTGCTTCTGATGTAACTAAGTTGGCGGCTATGGCAATTCGAGCAAGGAAACAAGCATGAACAGAGAAGACATCATACGCATGGCAAAAGAGGCTAGGTTTTATATTGAAGACGATCAAGCGAATAGCCCATTTATTCAAGAAGACTTCAAGTTAACCGAACACCTTAAAAATGATTTAACCGAACACCTAGAACGCTTTGCCAAACTGGTAGCAGAGCATGAACGCAATGAAATAATCGAAATTTTGGATGCTTCAACTGGCTATGTTCACATGGATGCAATCAGGGAAAGGGGACAATAATGAACGAACCCACCAAGGCTATCCAATATCTAATTGATACCGCACCTTTGTATGCAAAAAGCAAGGCTGACCGCATTTTTTTAGATGAATTTCGCAAATCACGCAAGGCACAACTCCAAAGCCAGGCAGGGACTGAAGTACTTGGAAAGCAGGAAACCTATGCCTATGCTCATGCTGACTACATCGAAATACTCGAAGGAATCAGGGAAGCAGTCGAATTAGAAGAGCGTTACCGCTGGCTCATGACAGCAGCGCAAGCCAGAATTGAAGTCTGGCGAACCGAGCAATACAGTGCTAGGCATGAAATAAAAAATACCCAATAATGCAATCAAAGAACAAACTCAAACCGAGCGCAGGGGAAAGGCTGCACATTGCCAAAATTAAACTCATGTCATGCATTATTTGCGACTCACCACCACCGAGCGAATGCCATGAAATAAACCAGGGCCAATGGTTTACATCGATGCCATTGTGTGCTGATTGTCATCGGGGAAGCTTAAACGGGATACATGGTCAACGTAGATTATGGAACATCTACAAAATGGACGAGTTAGCAGCATTGAATGAGACAATCCGAAGAATATGCGAAGAGATGCCCCTAAAAAGCATTAAAACCACGTTCTAGGCGTTTTTTATCAATAATGCATAGTAGGGTAGCATAAAGCAAAAAAAGCCCGTAAAGGCTCAAATTTTAGGCAATAAAAAAACCCGCTTATTAGGCGGGTTCGGGGTTTATCGTTTTCCTGAAAGTATTCTAACGATTAGGGCTGCAATTGCATAGATCATTCAAACCCCACAAATTCTAAAGCTTCAAATTTGCAAGCTTCAACCTGATCAACTGATAACCCGAAGGCTATTTTTTCGGCTAACTGTGAAGCTTGATCTGCTTTTTTATCATTGGGAGCGGTTAAGGCTAAAATTAAACACTGGGTTAATGCTTCAATTTGTGACATTTTTAACCCCTTAAATTTGCTTTAACTTGATAACACGGGCCATTTTTTGGCCATGTGCTGGGTATGCAATCAAGGGCACATCTTTAGACCAGCAAGCTCGGCAGCCATTGCAATTCCCACCATGCAAATAAGCTTCGCATAATTTAACCCCATCTCGAGCCTGAAAGGTTGAAACGTCTGGCCCGATAACCGATCCATGCAAACCCTCGATATATTCCCCTTGAATTGAATCACTGGAAAACCTGACTTTTACATTGGGTAGAGCTTCCATTTGTGCGAAAACATGGGCAAATTTAGGGAATTTGTGCATTCTGGTGGGCAGCCAATGGTTAACCCATGGGGTTTGTATCATAACTTCTAGAATTTTCTCAGC